CTATTTAAACATTATATTGGATATGTTTTGAGATGCTTTTACATCCATCTCTTTAAGTACATGGGAATATCTATTTAATGTAATTTTTATATCCGTATGGCCAAGTCTATTAGAAATTGTTTTAAAATCACATCCAGAAAGTACTAATAATGTTGCATGTGTATGTCTTAAATCATGTAATCTTATATATCTAATATTATTTCGACTTGTGAATCTTTTCCAAGCTAACCCTAAAGCCGATGGAATAAATGGTGATAAATTTGTGTTTAAACAAACTATATCTTCATATTCTAATGCATTTGCTAATCTTAATTCATTGTATTTTACTTTATGTTTTTTTAATTTATCCATTAGTTCTGGTGGAGCAGAAATTGTTCTTATTGAATTTTTTGTTTTAGGCTCTTTAAAACTAATACCTACATTTTTTGTATATATTAAAGTTTGGTTAATACTTATGGTATTATTTTTAAAGTCTATATCTTGCCATCTAAGGCCACAAGCTTCTCCTAATCTTAGTCCCATGGTTAACATTAAGAGAATAGGTATTTCTATATGAGTACCATTTATTTTATATAGTACATTTTGTACTTCTTCTTTATCGTATGGACTCTTAACGTTAGATTCTTTTTTTAGAGCAGGTGGATTTTTAACAAAATCACAAGGATTTTCAGAAATCTCTCTTAGTCTATAAGCTTCATTTAACACTGCTTTCACTGCTCCAACTATAGGATCAGCACCAGATTTAGTATACTTATTAAACATTTTATTAATAAAAGATTGTAATATAGAAGGAGTAACCTCCGACAATTTTAAATCTTTAAAAAAAGGTTCTATATTTACTCTAATAACACTTTCTCTTCTGTTTATAGTAGTTAAAGATAGTTTTTTAGAAGTATCGTATAAATATTCTTTGTATCTATCTACAAATGTTATATCTTTAGATATAATAAATTTATTGCCATTTATAGAATTCTTAATTTCAATAAGATGTTTTTCAGCATCTTTCTTATTAGAATACTTACCCTTACTTTTTTGCTTTAGTCTTCCTGTTTCTGAATCTACATATTCTACATAGACATTAAAATTATTATTTCTCTTTCTTATAAATACAGATTTAATATCATTCATCATGTTATAAAAACCCCCAATTCATCTGCATATTCTGCATTATAATCCGCAATTAGTTTCATATCTATTAGCCATGATGCTAGAGAGTATGCGCTTATACCAAGAGCATTTGCTAAATGTATGATTTGTTCTAGCGTAGGATTACCATGCCCCTTTTCTAATTTTGAAATATATCCTTGAGAAACATTAAGTTTTTCAGTTAACTCTTTCTGAGTTATATTTTTCATTTTTCTATAAGTTCTAATCAAATTGATACCTTCCTTTCAATTCGATTAATCCACATTTTGTTGAGTTATCATGTCGAAAAAGGTCGGAATATTCCTGTCAGTCATACTTTTTCGTGGTAAAATATATTTATAAAAATAAATAAATATATGTATAAGGAAAATAGAACTTGTTCGCTTGAAATCAGAACATATGTTTGGTATTATATAGATACAATTACAAATTTTTACGTTAATACATAGAATTTCTATTTTAAATATATATATCAAACAATTAATACCGAAAAGAGGGAGTATTATTATGGAGAAATATAAAGAGAATAAAGTTGAGTTAGCAAATCAATTAAACAAACTATTTTTAAAATCTAAAAAAGATTTTAAAAAGTTGGATAAAAAAGTAAAAGAAGTAATCCAAGAACCAAAATAATTGGTTCTTTTTTTACTTCTCTAATGATTCTCTCAATAATTCTTCAAGCGCTTTAATTTTTTTCTTATCCGCTTTTAAAAATAATTCTGTTAATCTTTGAACTTCCTCTGGGAAATCTTCAAAATTCTTTATATCAGTTCTTCCTAATAAATAATCTACACTTACTTGGAAGTGAGTTGCTATTTTATTTAATACTTCTAAATCAGGAGTTCTTCTACCTTGCTCATACATCCCTATAGTACTAGGCGAAACCCCTAGAATTTCGGCTAATTGGGCTTGATTTAAATCTTCTTCACATCTAAGCTCTTTTAATCTTTCGGCGAACATAAACGATTCTCCTTTCATATCCTATGATGTTGATTTTAACACAAAAAGTGTATTTATGAATAAAAAAACACAAAATGTGTAAAAATATTATTGACAACACGAAACGTGTGATTTATTATATAAATATACCAAGCACACAAAACGTGTGATAAAACATCAGAGGAGGTACAATGTTTGAATTCTTTAGTAGATTTTAGAAATATAAATAACTTAACTCAGAAAGAGATGGCTACAAAACTTGGCGTAACACCAAGTATGTACTCTAAAGTTGAGTTAGGATTAAGAAATCCAAGCTATAACTTTTTAGTTAAATTTAAACAAACATTTAAAGATGTAGACATAGATTCAATTTTTTTTACTTTCTAACTACACAAAATGTGTAATGAATATAGTTTAACCAGAAAAAAAGAAATTAGGAGGAACAAATGATGGAATTACAGGTAATAGACAAAAGAAATATTTTAAATTATGAAGTAACAACTTATGGAGATTTAGAGAATCCTTTATTTTTAGCAAAAGATGTTGCTAATTGGATAGGACATTCTAACCATAGAGCAATGATCAATATGGTTGATGAAGATGAAAAAGTAAAAGCAATAATCCCAGTAAGCAATAATTACGGGGTGCAAAATGAATCAACTTGGTTTTTAACAGAAGATGGATTGTATGAGGTATTAATGCAAAGCAGAAAACCTATAGCTAAGGATTTCAAGAAAAAAGTAAAAAAATTACTTAAAGATTTAAGACTTGGATTAGATCCTTATAAAAATATGAGTAAAGAATTACAAGCTATTTTTATGATAGATAGAAAAACAGTTGAAATGGATACTAGATTATCAAAATTAGAAAATACAATGACAATTGATTACAGTCAACAAGAAGAACTTAGAATGACTGCAAATAGAACAGTAGTTGAAATGTTAGATGGAAAAGGTAGTCAAGCATATAAAAAGCTTAAAAATAGAGTTTTCCAAGATTTATGGAGAAGTTACAAAAGACAATTTAGGGTTAATAGTTATAAGAATACAGCAGTTAAAGATTACGAAAAAGCTATTAACTATATAGAAAATTGGCAACCAGATGAAGTTATAGCATATGCAATAAGCGGATTAAATAATCAAGCTTCATTTGCATAAGAAAGGAGAAAACAATGACTAAGAAAGTATTTACAGCTAAGGATATACAGGAACTATTAGGAGTGTGTGAGAAAACTGCCTATAACTTAATAAGACAAGCACAAACAACAGGAGATATGTTCAAAGTTATAAAAATAGGAAGGTTATATAAAATTCCATCACAACCATTCTTAGATTGGTTAGATCATTGGGATGGATTTTAAAAAAGGGGGATAACAAATGAATATGAACAAAACTTTTTCAGAATTAACACTAGGAGATTGCGTAGAGCTTTACACTAAGAAAAATTGGGTTTTAATTTATGCAGATGGTAAATTTGCAGGAATGAGATTTGAAAGAAAGTAGGTCTTGATAATGAGCTATATAGAGTTAGTAAAAGAACTTAAAAAAACTATGTTAAATATAAAAAAAGAAACTAAAAATCTAGAAAACACTATAAATGGAACTTCTAAATTAGAAGATTTAGATGATGTAGAAGTAGATTTTGAAGAGTTGAAAAATCAAATACTTATACTAGATGAAGAACTTGAGGAATTTGAAGAAACTGTTAATGATGAAGAATTTCAAGCATTACAAATATACCAAGAACCAATAAGCGGCGAAACTTATGGATTAGGTCCTTGGCAATAAAACTAATTAACTAGGAGGATAACATATTATGAATGAAGTTGCAATACTATCTCAAAACGAAAAGTTTAGAAGATATTTAGATGCAAAGGTAATAGCTGATACAAAGACTATGACAAAAGAGGAATGGCTTAAAAATAGACAAGCAGGAATAGGTGGAAGTGATGCTTCTGCAATAGCAGGATTAAATCCTTGGAAAAGTTCAATCCAACTTTATATGGATAAGAAAGAAGAAAATCCACAAGAGATTAAATCATTACGAATGGAGTTAGGCAACAGGTTAGAAGGATTAGTTGCTGAGTTATTTACAGAAGAAACTGGATTAAAAGTAAGAAATGTAAATGGAATACTTAAAAATGAAAAATATCCATTTGCACTAGCTAACATAGATAGAGCTATAGTAGGAGAAAAAGCATTCTTGGAATGTAAAACAACTAATTCATTTGCACTTAAAGAATGGCAAGATGGAGTACCTCCACATTATGAAATACAATGCTTTCACTATATGGCCATAACAGGAGCAACACATTGCTATATAGCAGCTTTAATAGGAAATAGTGATTTTATATGGCACAAGATAGAAAGAGATCAAGAAACAATAGACTATCTTATGCAAATAGAAAAAGAGTTTTGGGAGGAGAACATATTAAAAGACATAGTTCCTTTACCAGATGGATCAGATGCTTACTCCGAATATTTAAAAGAAAAGTATAAAAAGTCAAATGGACAAGAAATAGAACTTCATTTATTAAAAGATGGTCCTCAAAAGCTTTTAAGATATGACGAGATAGTTACAGATATAAAAGCCTTAGAAATTGAAAAGAAACTAATAGAACAGGAAATACAACTTCATATGGAAGATTTTGAAGTTGCAAAAATAGGTGATAGAAAAATAACTTGGAAAACTTCAAGTAGAAATTCAATAGATAGTAAAAAGCTTAAATCTGAAATGCCAGATATAGCAGAACAATATATTAAAACAAGTATTTCAAGAACTTTTAGAATAGGAAAATAAATTAGAAAAGGGATGGTAGATGAAATGAGTGATTTAAAAAATAAATTAGCCAATAAAGCGACAGGATCAACAGCAGTAAAGAAGGTTAGTCCAAATAAAGCAATGGAACAGTTAATGACACAAATGGCAGGCCAAATAAAGAAAGCTTTACCAGAACATATGTCAAGTGAGAGATTCCAAAGGGTAGCATTAACTGCTTTTGGGAGTAATCCTAAATTCTTAAATTGTGAGCCTATGAGTTTCTTAGCTGCAATGATGGATTCAGCACAATTAGGATTAGAGCCAAATACACCTTTAGGACAAGCTTACTTAATACCATATGGAAATAAAGTTCAATTTCAAGTTGGATACAAAGGGTTATTAGAATTAGCACTAAGAAGTGGAAAGATAAAAACTTTATATGCACATGAAGTAAGAGAAAATGACAAGTTTGAGGTTAAGTATGGACTACATCAAGACTTAATACATGAACCAGTACTAAAAGGTGATAGGGGAGAAGTCATAGGATACTATGCAGTTTACCACCTAGACACTGGAGGTCATAGCTTTATATTCATGACAAAGGATGAAATCTTAACTCATGCTAAGAACAAGAGTAAAACATTTAATAATGGACCTTGGCAAACTGATTTTGATGCAATGGCAAAGAAAACAGTTATAAAACAACTTTTAAAATATGCTCCATTAAGCATAGAAATGCAAAGAGCAGTTAGTTCAGATGAAACAGTTAAGACAAAGATAGATGAAGATATGAGTTTAGTAGCTGATGAAACGGAGCCTATAGAAGCTAACTTTGAGGTGAAAGAGGAAGAAGACGGACAAGCATCTATAGATTTAAAATAGTGGATTTTATGAAAGAAGTAGGAGTTTATTATCTACTCTTACTTCTAGGACTAAAGATAATCATAAAGAAGGTGAGATAAATGGCAAAATATAGGTCAGTTCAAACTGAGTTTTGGGAAGATCCAAGAGTGATAGAAGAAATGACACCAGAGGATAAATTATTTTACTTATACTTGTTAACTAATCCTAAGACAACTCAAATAGGGATATATCAGATAACTAAAAAACAAATGGCATTTGAACTTGGATACTCTCTAGAAAGTGTAAATGCTCTTATGGATAGATTTGAAAATCACCATAGAATAATAAAATACAATTTAGAAACTAGAGAAATATGTATATTAAATTGGGCTAAGTATAACTTAGATAATCATAGTAAACCAGTGCTTGATTGCATAGAATCTGAGTTAAAAAAAGTAAAAGATAAGAGCTTTATAATGTATATGCTATCAGGAATAAGCAAAGAAAAAATAAGAAATTTATTCTTGGATGCTTATGAGTTATCCACAGATAACACGAGCCGTATAACGGACGGTGGGCAAAAACAAAAAGAAAAACAAAAAGAAAAACAAAAAGAAAAACAACAACAAAAAGAAAAAGAAGAAGTAAAGAAGATATTGGTTGAGGTTGTTGATGAAATTAATAAATACTTCTTGTTAGAAGATGAAGACATAAAAAAAGTAGCTAATGCATTTTTAGCTACTGAAAGGGAAATTAGTTATTTGAGAGAAAAGCTTGAACTAGTAAAAAATGCACCAGATGTTAAAAACATCGTTGGCTATCTAATTAAAGCCATTCATGAGGATTATAAACCTATTATTGGCAAAAATAAAAATTCTATACCTAGTGTAAAAACTAGATTTCATAATATAAATCAAACTTTCAATAAGTATAGCTCTGATGAATTAGAAAAAATACTTCAAGAGAGTCAAAAGGGAAAATTTAATTAAGGAGGGTTAACCCCTCCTGTTAAAGGGGGAAATGAAAATGAATTATACAAACACATGTGATTTTGACTTAACTGATAATTATATGGCATTACTGGCTTGCATATTAGATCCAAGTTTAAGTATAGGAAAAGCTGTTAAATATATAGCTCTTGATGATTCTAAAGATCCTGAGGGAGGAGATTATAGAAAAGTCAAACCTAAGCAAAATCATAATTATAAAGTAAAAGTTTTAGATGAGGTTGAAAATAAAGAAATTGAATTTGATAAATTAAGTGATTGTTGCGAATTTTTAAACATGAGAAGGGCAGATATAACGACTTATATAAAGCATAATAGACTATTTAGAAAGAGATATAGAATACAAGCTTTAGAACCTATAAGATCAGTTGAAAGAAAACCTGTAATGGTTACAGATATGTTAAAGGATGAAATCATAGAGTTTGAAAGTGTTAATAAGACGTGTGATTACTTAAATGCTAGTAGAAATAATATCAACAGAGCCATAGCAGCTAAAAGGTTATTTAGAAAAAGATATAAAATTGAGTACAAAGTGGGGAATGAAAAACATGAGTAAATTTATAGATTTAAACTATGTAAAAAAAGAGCAAAAAAGCTTTATAGAGCATTTGAAAAGTATTGAAGATATAAATTATCAAGAAAGCAAATTTGAAGTCCCTATGTGGCTTACATTAGCTCTGTTGAGTGAACTAGTAGAAGTACTAAATGAAACTAAGATACACAAGTGGTGGGATAGATCACCAGTTAATCAAGATAGATTAAAAGAGGAATTAGCGGACTTGTTAAGTCATTTAGGTAACTTAGCAAATGAATTAGATGTAGATTTAGTTGTTACAGTTGAGGAAACTCAAACAACAAGTTTAGAAAAACAGTTTATTTATATAGCTTATAAAATAACTACATTACCATGGAGGAAGATGTTTGGTAAGCATAAGCTAGACACTTTGATAACCAAATATGTAGAGCTTGTATATTCACTAGGATTTGATATGGAAGAAATTAAAGAAGCTTATTTTGAGAAAATGGGAATCAATTATTCAAATCCTAAATTTATGGGGAGCTGATGATATGAAAAAAGAAGTTATCATACCAAGTGTAAAAGAGACATTTTTTAAACCGAGTGACTATAAAACATATCCAAATTATATGGCATTGGCACAGTGCATATGTGGAACTGAAATTGATGGAGAAATAAAGTATCCAATAAGTGCAGACAAGATAATGAGTGCCTGGGGAATCAAAGGAAAAGAAGAATAAGGGGGTATAGCATGGAAGCATTAAAACAAGCTTTAGGGGAACTATATGAAGAATTTGGACATACACCTATAACAATTAGATTAAGTGAAATCTTAGATAGATATGTAGTAATAGAACAGAGAAAGGAGCTAAATAAATGCAAATCAATAAAGAAGTAAAAAGAGCTAGTTGCAAACTTGTAGTTACATTAAAGAATCTTACAGATACATCATTTATAAATACTCATAACAGAGTAGTAGAAAAGTTTGTAACTGATAACTATAACGTCATTATAGCTAAACATGAGTTACAGCTTAATAAAAAGTACAAACACTTTAATACATTTGAAAAAGAAGAAGTATACCAAGAAGGTAAAGAGTATGGAGATTATCTTGTAAATAGATTTTACATTGAAATATAAATTAATTGGGGGAGCTAAAGATGAAAATAAAATTACCATTTGTTTTAAGAAGTACTTATGAGAAGGAAACTAGTGAGTTAGTTAAGGATATAAAAGTTTTGGAAGCTACTAAATATGCATCGGATAATAAAGTTTTAGATTTAAAGCAAAAGCTTAATCTATCAGAAGTTAGAGAAAAGGATCAGAGTAAGGAAATTGAAAGATTGAAGTTTGAACTTGAGGAAAGAGACAAGAAAGTAAAGGGAATGGACTGGTGTATCCAAGAAAGAGATAAAGAAATTAAAGACATAAAAGCTTTTAATATGAAACTGTATAAAAAAGTGGAATTAGCTACGGAAATGCAAAGACAAGTTAGGGAAAAGATAGATATAGCATTTAGAATAGATGTTATAGATAAGGAAAGAACGGAAACTGGAGCTAGAAGAACTATAACTTCTAATGACATTAAGAAGTTGCTTAAGGGTGAGGATTTAGTTGAAATATATACTAAGTTAGGAATGATGATATAATGGCTCACATATTACAGTTGATAACTAAGAAAACTTGTCACCATTGTTCGGAGAAATTCATGGTGATAGAGGTTAGAGGAATTGAGTATTATCAATGCGCTAAATGTGGATGTATGACTAAGAAATAAGAATGCAATAAATATCATTATCAGTATATCTGTTTTGATATATTGATAATGATAACTAAATGATAAATTGGAGGATATTAAAATGAAAAATGAATGGCTTTATAATATTGATGGAAGTGAAATCTGGACAAGTGAGTCTTATGAGAATAAAGAAGATTGTATAGATGCTGCGGTAGATGAAGCATTAGAGCAAGGAGTAGGAACGTTTAGTATAGGAAGAGCTGAAAGTATAGGAAGCTTAAAAATAGATGCTGCAAATGTAATTGAAGATTTGCAAGATACAATGTATGACTTAGTTGGTGCAGAAGTATCAGAAACATTTTTAACATGTATAAATAAAAGTGAAATTGATAATTTAAGCAATAGGATTACATCTGTATTTTATGATTGGTGTAAAGAAAACAAAATAGACAATGGGGAAGGATATTTCACAATAGTGGATGAGGAAGAAATAAAATATTGTGCTTACTGTAAGAAAGTCATAAAAAATGAAGAAGATTCAAGTGAGTTGATAGAAGTACCTGGGGAATATATAACAGAAGAATATTATTTTCATAAAGATTGTGACTATATTCCGATAGATCACTTGGATGGAGCAGTAGGAAATAGTAAGTAAAATATCTCGGATCTTATGGGTCAGGATACTAAACATGAGTTGGATATATGAAAGTAAGCGAAAATCTGCTAAATTAAAGCAGTTTTAATTTAACAGATCATTTAACTAGATAGTTTCAATAAAAAATTATTAAGATGGATAGATGTAAATATTTCCACCGCCAAGTATTACTATTCTATACTCAGGAGTAATTTTGACTAAATTAAACTTTTCAGAATCAGGAGAAAGTCTAATAGACTGAACTAAAACTTGATTCTCGTCAAATACTTGAAGATAAGCTCCTTCAGTTTTTGAAACATTTTGAACTATATACTTGTTATCCTCAGAAAAATTTAGATCCGCAACTTTATATACACCTTCTTTAAATAGGTTAATTGCATAAACACTACTATACAGGCTTAACAAAAAGCATGAAGATAATAAAAGTACAATTATTTTCTTTTTCACATTAAAACCACCTTTCTAGAATAGTTTGACTCTTAAAAAAATAAATATTCGTTAACCTAAAGAGAAATAATTGACTGAATGAAAAAGTAAATTTTAAATTTTATATAGAAAAAAAGACTAGAAATTAATCTAGCCTTTAATGATAAATGCGCTTGTATACGATGATTATACACAGAGGATAATTCTATTATATGAAGTTATAAATCAATTATTAAAAAAATATAAAATATTTAGGAGATTGTTATGAAAGCTAAATTTACGATAGATGGCAAACCACAAGGTAAAGGAAGACCAAGATTAAGTTATGGAAGAATAAAAACACCAGAACAAACTGTTATGTATGAAAATTATATAAAGTTATTATATAGATCTCAGGTAAAAGCGTATTTTGAAGGCCCTATAAAGATAGCTATAAATTGTTTCTATCCAATAGCTAAAAGTGATAGCAAAAAGAAAAAACAGGCTAAGTTAAATGGAGAAATTAGACCTCACAATATAAAGCCTGATGCAGACAATGTTATAAAAGTAATTTGTGATGCCTTAAATGAAGTTGCTTACAAGGATGATACTCAAATAGTTGAGCTAGTAGCTTCTAAGCACTTTGCAGATAAACCTAGGGTAGAAGTTACAATAGAAGCTTTAGCATAGACGATAAGGGGGATTATTATGGATAAAAAAGAGTTATTTAAAAAAGTTGAAGGAAGATTATACAGTTACAAAAATTTAGATATAGAAATCAAATCTATAGAACTTGAAATAGAAAATGTTCAAAATGAGTTTTTAGGATGTGGAGCTATAGAGTATGGGGAAAGGACAGGTGTAACTTATAACATTAATAGAACTGTTGAAAATGAAGTTGTTAAAAGAGAAAAAGAATTAATGAGGTTAAATCATCTTAAGGTTAAAAAAGAGATAGAGAAAAGGAAAATAGAAAATGCTTTAACTGCATTGGATGAATTTGAAACTACATTTTTTAAGATGCTATATTGTAGTAAATTTAAAACTACGATACCCAATATTTCTTTAAAATTACATATTGATAGAAGTCATGGGTATAGAACTAGAGATAAAATAGTTCATAAAATTATTAATATGTTGTATCCAAAAGAGACATATAAAGATTTACCTTTGATGAAGGCTTAAAAATGAGACGATTTTGAGACGTATTTGAGATTTTTTAGTGATTAAAGGGTGTTAATATATTAATATAGAGAACTTAGGACAACCTAGTTTCTTTATTCCCTAATACCCCTTTTGATATAAATATATGGCTAGGGTACTCCCCTTACCCTAGCATCGTGAGGATATAGTTTAAGTGGTAAAATGGATATTTTTCATGTATCAGTTACAAGTTCAAAACTTGTTGTTCTCACCAAAGAATATAACTTTACGGTTCTGATAGCAAAGAGTCACTCTGTAGAGGTAAGGAGTATAAACTACTTACATTTATTAATTAGTAACAATATCTTATCCATTTGAAAAAAGCCAGGACTTTCTCACCTGGCTTTTTTATTTTGAGTAAAAGGTGATTATATGAAAAAGTGGAAAGATGCTAATGAAGTAATTAAGATGATTCATGAGTTACCTAGTGAGTTGAAGAATATTGATAGAGAAATGAGTAAGAAACCTAATTTTGATAAGAGTAAATTAGATTTAAATAATCTAAAAAAAGAAGGAAAACCTCGAATTAAGTAGAATTATTAAGGTAATGTTAAATTTAGTATTACATAGAAGAGGTGACAATATAATGAGAGATATTTTATTAGATATGCCTGATGATGATCCGTTTGAGAATGATCAATTTGAAAGAGAAGCTATTGCAAGAAATTTCATGAAAATATTTGAAAAAGACGAAGATGGCATAGTACTAGCAATTGATTCTAATTGGGGAACAGGGAAAACTACGTTTATAAAGATGTGGGAAAAGTTAGTAAATAATGATAAAAGTTACAAAAAAGACTATGAAACAATATATTTTAATGCATGGGATAATGATTATATAGAAAATCCATTGTTAGCTTTATTTACAGAAATCCAATTAAAAAAAACATCAAAAGATATAACTTCAGAAGTATTTAATGAAGTTTTTTCACCGATGACAAGAGTAATTAAAAGACTTTTAGATATAGGAATAAAATTTAAAACCGAAGGTGCACTAGGTATAGATGATTTTAATTTTATAAACGATTTAAATAAAGATGGAACTGATAAAGATTTGATATCTATAGGAGATGAGTTATTAAATAGGGCTCTTTGTGAAAGAAAACTAAGAGATGATTTTAGAAAAGAAATCGAAAATATCCAAAGACAAAGTAATAGTAATTCTGAATCTAAAAAGAGAATAATATTTTTCATAGATGAGTTAGATAGATGTAGACCTAAATTTGCAATAGAATTACTGGAAACTATAAAACATTTATTTAGTGCTCCAGGAATAATATTTGTTATATCATTAGATAAAAATCAGCTATCTCATTCCGTGGCAACTGTGTATGGTCAAAATATGGATACCGTAGGGTATTTAAGAAGATTTTTTGATATAGAGTATAAATTACCTAAGGCTGATAAAATAAAATATATGAATGTAAAAAATCAAAATACGTTTGAAGGATATTTAAACACTAAATATTTAGAACAATTTTTGGATGGATTTATTATAGGGTATAATTTTTCACTTAGAGATATAGATAAGTTGCATTATTATCTGAAAATTTTAATGCCATTAATAGAAGAATACAGAGAACATTATCGTCCTGATGATTGTAAATTAATAACAATATCATACTTATATGCTTATTTAATATCGTTGAAGATAAAAAGACCTGATTTATATGATAAGATAATAAATATTGAATATGACTATGATTCATATGATGAAGTATTAAAATTAAAAGAGACTTATAAGTTTAATTTTTATAAGAAAGATGGACTAGAAATAGGAATCATAAGAACCATTAAGGATAATGTTATAAAAAATTTCATAACTTTAAATTATTTACGTCGTGGAGATTCAGAAGCAAATGCACTAATTTCAACCAAAAAATTTAACATAGAATTAGACGCAGAGAACAATTTAGATATGAGAGAACTATTTGATCCTGATGGAAAGTGTTCTATAATATTAAATATGGAATTTATGAACAGTTTACTCTAGTAACTTATAAAAAAAGAACTCCTTTATAGGGTTCTTTTTTTATTTTCGCAAAACGAAAAATAAGTGAGGTGGTGATATGAGTGAAAAGGAAAAAATAAAGATAGATTATATTAATGGTATTAAGCAAAAAGAAATTTGTGATAAATATGACATATCTATAAATACTTTAAAGTCTTGGATTAAAAGATATAAATGGGCAGAGGAAAAACGAAATAAGGGTGCACCTAAAAATAAAAGAGGTGCACCTCTTGATGATTACAATAAGGTGTCAGAAGATAGTAAAAAACATAAGTCAAGATTGACCAGATCTTCGTATCCACTACAAGCAAGGCCGGGCAATAAAAACGCGGTTAAAACAGGAGAGTTTGAAACTATATTCTTTGATACATTAGAAGAGGATGAACTCAATCTAATAAGAAATATAGAAGTTGAAAAAAAGAAGTTGCTAGAGCAAGAGATTCAGCTTTTTACAGTTAGAGAGCGAAGAATGTTAAAAAGAATAGAATTATTAAAAGAAAAGGAAATGACGTTAGTATCAACTAAAAGTGGTGTTGAAAAAGGTATGGACACTGAACTTAATGAATATGAAGCTAATTTAGGTCAAATCCAAAGTATAGAAGAAGCCTTAACTAGAGTTCAAGATAAAAAGCAAAAGGCTATAGATTCATTACATAAGTTTGAACTAGATGAACAGAAACTAGAACTTACAGTTATGAAGCTTGAACTTGAAATAATGAAACAAGGTGGACAAGAAGATGAAGTTGAAGATGATGGATTTATAGGTGCTTTAGAATCTCAAGTAGGTGATGCTTGGGATGATTAGGGATAGAATAAGTAAACTTAAAGAAAAAGTATCTAAAATGAAATTATTTAGAGGAGCTGGTACCGTAAAGAAAGCCACTATAAAATTCAGTCCATTTTCTAAGAAGCAAAAGAAAGTTTTAACGTGGTGGCTTCCAAATAGTCCAGTAAGTGATAAAGATGGGATTATAGCAGATGGAGCTATAAGAAGCGGTAAAACAATATCTATGTCTTTATCATATGTAGTTTGGGCTATGAGTAACTTTAATGGTCAAAGCTTTGGTATGTGTGGTAAGACTATAGGATCATTTAGACGTAATGTTTTATTTTGGTTAAAGTTAATGCTTAAAGCTAGAAAATATAAAGTTGAAGATAAAAGAGCAGATAATCTTATGATAGTTAGTAAAGGCGAAATTACTAACTATTTTTATATTTTCGGAGGAAAAGACGAAAGATCACAAGACTTAATACAAGGTATAACACTAGCGGGATGTTTTTTTGACGAAGTTGCATTAATGCCTGAATCATTTGTAAATCAAGCTACAGGGCGTTGTTCTGTTGATGGTTCTAAGTTCTGGTTTAACTGTAACCCAGATGGACCTTACCACTGGTTTAAAGCTAATTGGATAGATAAACAAGAAGAAAAGAATATATTATATTTGCATTTTACAATGAATGATAATCTTTCATTATCAGAAAAGATTAAAAAGAGATATGCAGGTATGTACTCTGGTATATTCTATCAAAGATATATTTTAGGACTTTGGGTAGTAGCAGAAGGTATTATATACTCTATGTTTGATAAAGAGAAGCATATTGTTAAAGCTTCTGATTACAAATATAAAGAGTATTATATATCATGTGACTATGGTACTCAAAACCCTACTTCTTTTGGATTATGGGGGAAAACTTTTGATAATAAGCATGTAATGATTAAAGAGTATTATTATAGCGGTAGGACTACAGGAGTTCAAAAGACAGACTTAGAGTACTCTAGTGATTTAAAAGAGTTTACTGAAGGATATAACATTAAATATGTAATAGTAGATCCTTCTGCAGCTTCTTTTATAGCTCAGTTAAGAAAAGATGAGTTTAAAGTTATGAAAGCTAAGAATAGTGTTCTTGATGGAATAAGGTTAGTTGCAAGTTTATTAACTGAATTAAAGATATTTTTTGATGAAAGTTGTAAAGATACATTCAAAGAGTTTAGTTCTTATGTTTGGGATGATGAAGCTTGTAAAAAGGGAGAAGATAAACCTATTAAAGAACACGATCATAGTATGGACCAAATTAGATACTATTGTAATACAATAATCGGAAATAGAAGAGAAAGAAAGTTCAATAGTAGATAGGAGGTGAGAATGTGATAGATATAATAAAGACTGAGCTTGATGGACTTTACGGAAGTGAAGTAATTAAAGAACACAACGATATTATAAGACTCTATGATATATATGAAGGGCCAGGGCAAAATTGGACAACTAATGAAGAAGATTATGAGCCAACTAAAAAGAAGGTTAACTACATAAAGAAACTTATCAAAGAAGAAGCTAGATTTTTGTTTGGTAAAGCTCCAACATTCACAGTTATTGTTGATGATGATACATTGAAGGATCAAGCAGAAGTCATAAATAAACATATTAGAAAACTGTTAAAGAAGAACCTATTTGAAGATAAGCTTATTAAAGCTGCTAGAGATTGTTTTATAGGCAAAAGAGTTGCTATTAAGCTTCATGCAGATAAAGCAACAAAGACAATAAGAATAATGTTTGTACCTAGTTTAGAGTTCGTTTATGAACCTTTTGATGATAGAGTGGATGAACTTCAAAAGATTATATTCTTTTATCAACTCAATCAAGCCGAAGTTAAGAATGAACAGAGGATATGGAAACAAAAGTATGAAATGGTTAATGGCAAATGTATTCTTAATGAAGGTGTATATGATGGATATGGCAATCCAATTAAAATAACTTCTGAAAATGTTGACTTGAATCTTACAGGAATACCAGCCTATGTAATTTTAAATGATGGTCTATCAGGTGATTTAAAAGGCGAAAGTGATGTCGAAGAGATATTTGACAATGGAGTTGCTTATAATAAGTTATCTAGTGAGGATATAGACGCTCTTAGAAAAGGTATGAATAGAATTATATATGGTACAGATGTAGATCCAGAAGCATCTAAACATTTTAAATTAAAGCCAGGAGCTTATTGGGATGTTGCAACAGACCCATCAGCAGTAGGAGATGGAAAACAAGCTCAAATAGGAACAGTAGAAACTGATTTCGGTTATGATGCTAGGATGGAAAACACTCTTAATAGAATTAAAACAGATATGCATGAGATTTTAAATATACCTTTAATTAATAACCAAGATTTAAAAGGCATGATCACAAGTGGTAAAACTATGAAAGCTTTATACTGGCAACTTATTACAAGGTGCGAGGAAAAGATGAAAGCTTGGAGACCCGCTCTTGAATGGATGATAAAAGCAATTATTGAAATGACTGAGGTTTATAATATAGCTGAAATACCTACTTTAGAAGAATTTGAAGTAGTTGTAGAAAATCAATACCCATTACAAGAAGATGAAGATGATGAAAAAACTATTGATATGCAACAAGTTAATTCTCAAGTAATGAGTAGGAAAACTTATATTAAGAAATGGGCTAACGCAACTGATGAAATAGCAGATGAAGAACTTAAGCAAATACAACTAGAAAAGCAGTTATTTGAAGATAGTTATAGTCAGTTTGAAACTAATTTTGAGGATGATGAATAATGGCTAGTAATGATTATCTAAGGCTATGTCAAGAAGCTCAAAATAAAAAGCTTGAGTTAGCTAAACAACAGGAGCAACAGATAAAGCAAATATACAATGATATGTATAAAGACTTATCTAGAAAACTAAAGAAGGTTAATCCAAAAACTTTAACAGAAAGATATTTAGAAGAACTACAAAAGGAGCTAGCCAAAGAAATAAAAGAAGTTCATAACAAAGTTGAAAATACCATTAAAAATAACATAGAAAAATCAAGTGAACTAGCTAATAATGTACAGCTAGATTTTTTTATGCAAATTAATGATAAGTATGGGCTGGATATGAAAGATACTTTTTCAGGCATGTTTTCTAAAATACCCAAACAAGTTGTAGAAGAAATATTATTTGGAAAGCTTTATAAAGATAGATTAGGTCTTAGTAAAAGGATTTGGAAGCATACACAGAAGTTTGATAAAGATATAGATTATATAATTGCAGAAGGCATAGCTAATAAAAAAACAATATATGAAATAGCTAAAGATTTAGAGATATATGTAAATCCAAAGCTTAGTAAGCCTTGGAACTGGTCAAAAGTATATCCCAATGCTAGTAAAAAAGTAGATTATAATGCACAAAGATTAGCTAGAACTGCTGTCAGTCATGCTTTTCAGCAAGCTCAAAAAAGAAGTTGTAAGAGAAATCCATTTGTAACAGGTATTCGATGGTTAACTTCAAATAGCCATAGAACTTGTGAGCTATGTAATAGCAGAAATGGAGTTATTTATAAAATTAATGATTTACCATTGGACCATCCAAATGGAATGTGTACCACTATTCCAGTATTAGAAAAAGAACTCGACCAAATAGGCGAGGAACTTAGAGATTGGCTAGATGGATGGCATAGTCCGAAACTGGATATATGGTTTGAAGAATATGGAAAAAAACTTATATAATTTTCTACAAAAACTAATATATTGTAATTTTAATATTATAGAAATAGTATTAAAATTATGATAGAATAATGGATAAAATTGCATATAGAGGTGAAGCAAATGATATTTTTAATTGAATCGTCAAAAGATAATGCATTTACAACAATCATACTTCCTATAATTACAACACTGTTAGGTGCATTTGCAGGGGGAATAATCACCTTAAAAGCTAATTCTGTGCATGAAAAAAAACGTATAAGAATGGAATTAAAGTTAAAATTGTGGGAAGAAATAAGCAAGATTATTGACGATATTCAGCAAGATATTATAGACATTGAAATGATTAATGAGAGCAAGGGTTCTCCTAATAAAAAGGTTTTAAGTATATCTAAAATATGTAGAAAGAAAATCTCAGTAAATTTAAGTATTATTGATAATAAAACAACAAAATCAATTCTTATTTTAGAGGAAAATGAATATACAGAGGGTATATTATCAACCTTTAAAGATTTACAAAGGCATTTACAAGAAATTTTAAAAGATATAAGTAAGTATGATGAACATAGAGTTAAAAAAAATGTGGATATATTTTCTACTGAAGTTATATCTTTGAGTAGTGTACTTAATTATGAACTTACTAAAGACATAATAGATAAGAAAATATTAAAAGTCAAATTTAAAGAATTAGAAAATACTGAAAAAGAAGATTAGATTTTTATCTAGTCTTTTTTTTATTGCTTTTTTAGTTTTATATTTAAGATTAAAAAATAAATACGCAACTATATTTGAGGCTCGATTCATATAAAAAGGCGTAGATATAGGAGGAGATTATGAAACTTATAGAAATATTAAAATCTCAAGGATTATCAGATAAACAAATAGATCAAATAACTACAGTAATGAGAGAAAATAATGTATATGAAACTTCATTAGAAAATGCTGATGAAAAATATTCTAAAATGAAAATCAAAAAAGAAGATTTTGAAACTCAACTTAAAACAGCTACTACAACGATAGAAGATTTAAAAAAGAATAATAAAGCTAATGAAACATTACAAAAAACTATAGAAGAGCATGAAAAAACCATAGAAAAGCTTCAACAAGAATCTATAGATAAAGATTTTGGGTATTCATTAAGAGAAGCGTTAAAAGAAGCTGGATGCATAGATAGTAAAGCCTTAGAAGTGTATTTAGATAAAGAAAAATTAAAGTTAGAAGAAGGAAAGATATCAGGATTAGAGGAGCAGCTAAACCCGCTAAAAGAAAATAAAAAGTATTTATTTGAAAATACAACTCCTGAAAATACTGGAGGTCTTGGTAACTTTGGAAGAAGTAACAATAATAACTTAGGTGGCAATAATAGTCAATCAAGTTTTATGGATGCTATTAAAAATAATCAATTAAGAAAATAAAAAAAGGAAGGTGCTTAAATATGGCGGATACTAATTATTTAAAAGACAATTTAAAAGGGTTTGTTCCAGTTGAGGTTGCTCCTGAGATAATGGATGAAATCGCAAGAGGTTCTTCAATACTTCAATTATCAGATGTTAAACCTATGAAGTCTGATACTATGAAATTCCAAGTGTGGGCGGATAAACCAGGTGCTTACTGGGTAGGAGAAACAGAAAGAATAAAGACTACAAAAGCTTCTTGGATATTCCCAGAAATGCAAGCTAAGAAAATAGCAGTAATAATACCAGTTACTAGAGAAAAATTAAATGATACAACTATAGATGTTTTCAATGAGTTAAAGCCTCAAATAGCAGAAGCTTTCTATACAACTATAGATAAGGCTTGTTTATTTGGGACTGATTCTCCTTTCACTAAGAATATATTAGGAGTTGCCACAAGTTCAAGTAATGTTGTAACTAGAGATTCACAATCATTAGATTTAGATATATCAGATGTAATGGGTAAATTAGAAGATAAAAACTATGATCCTAACGGATTTGTAGGTCATTACGGATTAAAACGACAAATAAGAAATTTAAGAGATGCTAACGGAAATCAATTAGCGGTTTTAGGAATGAAAGAAAATTCTTTATATGATTTACCTTTATCATTTGTTAGAAATGGTGCTTTTAATAAAGAAAATGCTGAAATATTATGTGGAGACTGGTCAAAATCCATAGTTGGTATAAGAGAAGGCATAGAGTTTGAAATATTAAAAGAAGCTACTTTGCAATCTGTAACAATGGGAGATGGAAAACCATTATCATTAGCAGAAAATGACATGATAGCAATAAAAGCTACTATGAGAATAGCTTATTTACCTATAAAAGACGATGCTTTTGCAGTATTAAAACCTGCTCTCTAGCACAGGATTAGCTTCAAGTATCGAAGATGTGGAAGCCCCACAAAATGAGGATTTAAAGAAACTTAAAGTTGATGAATTAAAAAATATAGCTAAAGAAAAAGGCTTAGAGGGATATTCTTCAATGACTAAAGCTGAATTAATAGAACTTATAGAGAAAGCATAGGTGTAAATATGGGAGAAATAAACGAACTTAAATTAAGATTAAGGGAGGAATCTTCTCCCTTTTTTAGTGATGAAGAATTAGCATATTACCTTAAAATGTTTGATAATGATTTAGATAAAACTACTTATAAGTTAGCTTTAATGAAAGCTGAAGATGATAGTATAACGCTACCTGGTGGATTATCACTTCCAAACAATAGTAGTCAGTGGAAAAGAATAGCTGCTATGTATAAGCCAAATGAAAGCAGGTGTTTATAGTGCTTCAAAAGAATAAGGTAAAGACTAGAATAAAGAAGGTTATAAAAAGTTGCCCAACTCATGTAACTATTTTGAGAGAAAATAAAAATGAGTTTGGAGAGCCTATGAGCCCTTTTGTTGTATGTGAGATAGATGGGTTTTGGCATGATGGAAACACAATGATTACACAAATCACAACCGATGGGGGGAAAATTAAAAGAGATAAGCAATATTTCTTAATGCTAGTTTACGATCAAATATCCGCCTTGATTAAAGAGGGGGATTATTTTGTTTTAAACGATAAAAAATACTCCATCACTAACTTAGGTAATTGCAATAACATGAATATCTATTTTGATATGCTTTTGAAGGAGTGTTAATATGAGTAGTTTTAAATTAGATATGAGGAATATAGCTAAAAATATAATAGAAAAACAGACAAAAACTCTAGCTGCTTTAAAAGTTTATGGTGATAGCGTATCAAAACAAATGGAATCGTATGCAAAAAGCAATAGACCTTGGCAAGATAGGACTGGTCACGCTAGAGGATCATTAAAAGGTGATAGTGAGTTTATGGGGTATAAAGTAAGGTGCAATATATCGCATGGTGTTAGTTATGGGATATACTTAGAAATGTGCAATGAAAGAAGATATGCAATACTAGAACCTACAATTAAGGCAGTTGCCCCTAAGGCTGTAAGTGGACTAGATAAAATATTTAAGTAGGTGTTAATATGTTTAAGGCAATATATAAACATTTAAAAGCAAAAGGCTTTGATTGTTACTCAATAGGGCAACATGAGGGCGTTTGTAAAAAAGAATATATAGTTATAAAAAATAATACTCCACGAGCCTTAAGTAATATTCTACTTGAGGAAGAAGTGGAGTTGTTATTGTATTACCCAATAGGTCAGTATAGCAAAATGGAAGATTTTATAAATTTAGTAAAAGTGGCTATGAGTGAATTGACTTATGAGGATAATTTTACACCATATCCTATAATTACGGAAGATGGTAAAGAAGCTTATATGACAATATTAAGCTATAAAAATATAAGAAAGAGGGTGTTTTAATGACAAAAGCAAGAGCAATATCGGCTGATAAAGAGTTTTTGCCTACGAAGGATATAGCTTTGGTTACTTTAGATTCGATAAAAATAGATACTGCTGACGAATACGAAGCAGAACCGGAGATAGTAGAAGGGGAAAAAGTTGAATTAATAGTTAATGGGGAATTAAAGGCATCAGATGAAGCCCCAACTATAATAAAGGGGTATAATCTTAAGTTTAAAGATAATGCTATAAGACCTAAGCTTATGAAAGCATTGCAAGGTGGGGAACATACTCCTGGTGATTCTTCTGAAAATGGGCAAAAATATGTAGGACCTAATGTGGGGGCTTTAAAACCAGTTACGATAAATGAAGTTGCTGTTTATACTAAGATATATGCAGAAAATGGATTTACTGGTGAGTATATAAAGACAACTTATACTAATTGCGTAGGTGATTTAGTTAACTTTGCGTTTAAAGCTAACGAGTTCTTTGCTAGTGAGTTCACTGTAAGATCAAGACCTTCTGGCGGTCAAGCAACGTATACTATGCAAGTAGTTGATAAATTACCAAGTTAAAATTTAATTGTAAAGGCTAGGGAAACCTAGTCTATTTTTTATATAAGAAAGGTGGAAATATACATGGAAATAACAAGCTTAGAAACATTAAAACAAATGAAAAAACATGAAATAGTAAAATTAAGTCCTTTTGAAGATGGAACAGATTTTATTGTTAAGCTTCAAAAACCAAGCATGATGCACTTAATAAGTAGTGGAAAAGTTCCTAATGCTCTTTTAAATATAGCAATGGAAATGTTTAGCGGTAAAACTCCCGAGTTAGCTACTAAAGCTACTAAGGATGCTAAACTTTTAAAGGATATGGTAGGAATGATGGAAGTATTAGCAGAAGCTTGCCTTGTTGAACCAAGCTTTAAAACCTTAAAGAAAGAAGGAATAAATTTAACAGAAGTTCAATTGATGGAGATATTAACTTATTCTCAAGGCGGTGTTAAAGCTTTAGAATCATTTCGTAACCAGTAAGCAAATATTAAGAGTTATTAATCAATCAATTAAATATAAAAAACTACCTTCTGAAATAGCTAGGATCGATGATGATTATATAGCATTTTGTTTTGATGAAGCTTGCATGTATATTTCAAATGAGTTAGAACAAGGCAATAATCCTAAGTGGGAAGATGAAAAACTTAGTATCGAAGAAGAAAGAAGTTTATCTTTTAACTTAGCACAACAATTAAAGCAGAAAGGAGGTAGTTAGGTATGAGTATGAACTTAGGTACTGCAACTGCTTATATTGATTTAGATGCAAGTAAGTTTAAAAGTGGTATGCAAGGTGTAACTGCTGGACTTAAGACTTTCAATGATTCTACATTGTCGGCTGGGGATAGATTTAAAGCATTGGGAAGCACTTTGTCAAGTGTAGGTAGAGGATTAACCACTGGGGTAACTTTGCCTTTAGCTGGCGTTGGTGTTGCAAGTTCTAAAGCTGCAATTGATTTTGAAAGTGCCTTTGCTGGTGTTAGAAAAACGGTTGATGCTTCTGAAAAAGATTTAAAGAAAATTGAAACTGGTATAAGGGATATGGCAAAGGAAATGCCTACGGCTGCAACAGAAATAGCAGGAGTTGCGGAAGCTGCAGGACAGTTAGGAATTAAAACTCCGGACATATTAGACTTTACTAAAACTATGGTTATGCTTGGAGATTCTACTAATTTAAGTGCGGAAGAAGCTGCTACATCACTAGCTAAATTTGCCAATGTAACTAAAATGAGTATGGATGATATAGATAGATTAGGATCTACTGTGGTTGCTTTGGGTAACAATTTAGCTACTACTGAAAAGGATATAGTTTCCATGGCATTAAGACTTGGTGCTGCTGGTACTCAAATAGGATTAAGTCAAGACCAAATACTTTCATTTGCTGGGGCCTTAAGTTCTGTTGGTATAGAAGCCGAAATGGGTGGAAGTGCTTTCTCTAAATTGATGATTGAGATGCAACTTGCTACCGAAAAAGGTGGAGAATCTTTAGAACAATTTGCAAATGTAGCTGGTATGAGTGGCGAGCAATTCAAAAAAGCTTTCCAGGAGGATGCTACAACCGCAATAATGGCTTTCTTAGAAGGTTTAGGGATTGCGGAAGAAAGAGGGCAATCAGCAATTGGGATCTTAGCTGATATGGGAATAGAAGAAGTTAGGCTAAGAGATACTATCCTTCGTGCTGCTAATGCCCATGATGTCTTTGGAGAAGCTTTAAAAATAGGGGCAGAAGGTTGGAAAGAAAATACCGCCCTTGTAAATGAAGCTAACCAAAGATATGAAACGACTAAGTCTAAGCTAGATATTTTAAAAAATAACTTTATTGAAGTTGGGATAAGCATAGGGGAACAATTACTTCCATACATTCAGCAATTTGTTGAGTGGCTACAAGGGTTAGTTCAAAAGTTTCAAGAGTTAAGCCCGGAAACAAAAGATTTTATAGTAAAGGCTGGATTAATAGCTGCTGCTTTAGGTCCAGTATTGATGATAGTTGGAAATCTTATTCAGTTTGTAGGTAGTGCAAGTTTTGCTTTTCAAGGCTTAAGTGGAATATTTGGTGGGACCGGTGCAGCAGCTGCTGGATTAGCTGGTGTAATAGGTCCAGTTTTAACTGGGGCTTTATTCCTTATGATGGCTAAGATCGGAGAGAGTGAGCAAGCTTTAAGTTTCCTTCAAGATAAATTTGGGGGACTTGGTACTGTAATTGGTGGAGTTTGTGAGTTTATGGCTGGTATATGGAACTTGACAGTCGATAATATACTTGCAAAAGGTGGATTATTATTTGATACTTTAGCTGCTATGATTGATGGTCCTGGTGGGGCTACTGTAAAAGATGCCTGGGATAAGCATAATAAAAAGATAGAAGAAATAGGAAATAGAGCCTGGGATAACCTTACAATGACAACTACTAGAGAATTAAGTCAGCAAAAAAATAGTGTTGATAAAGAAACTAAGCAAGCTGCTGACAAGGCTAAGACTAATACTGATAAAATGGCCAAAGATATGGGAGATAATGCAAAGAAAGCTACTCAAGAAATGTCTAAGAATATGCAACAAACTTCTAAAGTTGTAATGGATGAGTCAGGTAAAATTCCTAAAGATGTTCAAAGTAATATGCAAAAATCAGTACAAGCAATGCGACAGGCTGGATCTGATATATATAACGGTATGAATACGAGTTTTTCAAGGCTAGCGAGTCAAGGTAAACAACATTTTTCTGATTTATATAACGGAACTACTCGTTCAAGTTCTCAAATGGCTTCTAAGGTAATAGCTGATTGGAATAGAATAAGAAGTTCTTTAAGTGGTACTATAACTGGGAATGTTCAAATTAAAGTGCATGGTGTTCAAGCTGCTTTAAATCAAATTGCAAGCGTTAAAAATGCTGCTAGGACTAGAAGTTATGAGCCTATGATGCCACAAGCTTACTCTTTAGCTAGGGATAATTCAGATATTATGCAAGCTTATGACTTAGTTAAAAGTAATGATATAGCTTCTTATATTACATCAACTATACCAAGTAAGATTGACTTAAATTTAGGGGTAAAGGATAATAAAAAACAAGCCACTACTCAAAACTTTAACTTTGAGTTTAAAGTAGATAATCTTGTTGCAGAATCAAAAGAAAATGCTAACAAGTTTGCAGATGAAGTAATAGAAAGAGTAATTTACAAGATTAAGCGTGAAAAGCGTGCTTTTGGAGGTGTATAAATGAAGTGGTATAAAAATATAAATGAACTTAAAAGTTTTACATATGGTTCTACTTCTAGTACCTCTTTTAAGTATGGGTTTGAAGCTGATAATTTAAAACCTTTTGAATTAGACTTTGAATTAAAGCCAATTCCAGGAAGAAGTGGAGATCTAATTATAGATAATAAAAGAAAGAAGAATAAAATTATATCAGTAGAAGGTCAAGTTGATTGCGATGGAGTTGCTGCTAATATAGTTATAAGTAAAATCAATGCATGGCTATGTGGAGAGGTTGAGTATAAGCCATTAACTTTTAGTGATGATACTATAAGATATGAAGCTATAATCGTGCCTGGAAGTTATGATATAGAGGAAACTATAAAAGGTGTATTAAGTCTTAAATTTCAATTTAGTGCTAAGGAGGTGGTATAGTGGAAGCTATTCTTTATGATAAAACTGGAAAAGTTAAATTGGGTAATTTGGTTAATATATTAGATGATAGTTATCATGTCGAAGAAGAAAGAAACGGAATGTTTGACTTGATGTTTGAGTATCCGAATGGATATCCACTTGCCGACCAACTAATTGAGGAAAATTTTGTAGAGGTAAAACCAAACGATGAGCAAGGAAATCAGAAATTTAGAATTTATAACACTAAAAAATTTATAGATGATACTATAGCTGTATTTGCAAGACATGAAACTTTTGATTTAGCGAACGATCATGTAGAAAGTATTAATTTAGAGAATGCTAGTTGTGAGTATGCTTTAAATACTTTATTTAGAAACTCACATTTTAGTAAAGACTTTAGAGGATATTCAGATATAGTAAACGCTCAAGATTATAAAATAGATAATGTTAACATATTAAATGCTATTGCTGGAAAAGAAGGATCTATAATAGATACTTATGGGACCGGGGCTGAAATACTAAGGGATGGCAAAAGCATTTATGTTCTTAATAAAAGAGGTCATGACAATGATGTTACTATAGAGTATGGCAAAAACCTAACTGGATTTGAACTTAGCGTTGATTTAGAAGGGTTAGAAACTCGTTGCGGTGGATTTGCCAAATATAAGCTAGAAGGAAGCCAAGACGAAGTAATAGTAAAATCTGACTGGATAGATTCTCCTTTTATAGAAAACTTTGCACATCCTTATATAAATGTAGAAGGTAGAAGAGATTATTCTGATAAGTTTAAAGATGGGGTTATCCCAACTAAAGAAGCTTTAAATAAATTATGTCAAGATGAATTTAAGATAAATAAAAGAGATATCCCAACTAGTAACTATAAAATAAACTTTATACCTTTAAGTAAGTGTGTTGGCTATGAGGGTATAGAGGATAAAATAAGCCTTTGCGATACTGTTACCATAATAGATCCTAGATTCAATATAAACACTAAAACCAAAGTTATAAAATACAAATATGACTTTATAAAAGAAAGATATATAAGTATGGAACTTGGTGAGCCGAGGACTACACTAGGGGATATCATAGGCAATGGTGGAAAAGGAGAACAAGGACCTCCTGGACCTCCTGGGAAAGATGGTGCCGATGGTAATATAGGAGATTTCCCAAATAGTTTGCCAGCTATACCTATTTTAACGGCTACTGTAAAAGGGTTTGATAGTATAGATTTAAGTTGGACTTATGAGGATAAAGTGTATTATACATATGAGGTATATGCTTCTAAGACTAAAGATTTTAAACCTAATACATTTGATTTAATACATGAGGGTCAAACCTCAAGTTTCTTATTTAAAGCAAAGCCTGGCGAAACATGGTATTTTAGAGTATGTGCTAAAAATACACACGGAGATAGGACTGATTTTAGCCCTCAAGTAACTGTTACTACTAACAAAGCTGATAATTTTGACGAATACTTCTCAAGCCTAGCGGTAGGTAGTCTAGTTACTAATATATTTAGTGCTGATTATATGGAAGCGGGTATTGTTAAAGGTCATTGGATAGATGCAAAAAACCTATCGGTTACTGACGGTAATGGTAAGAGAACTTTAGATGTTGATAGTTTTGGAAATGTTAATTTAGATGTTCATACTCTTAAGATTAAAGCTAAGGAAGTCGGAACTAAGGAAGATATTAATAATGCTATTAACCTAGCGGAAGATAATATTCTAGCTAACTCAAATTTCTTAAAATATAATGGCAAAATTAATGGATGGGGTCAATGGACTAATAATGAAAATACAAACATTATGCTTAAAAATTACATATGGGAAAATGGAGAAGGTGTAGGGCTTTACAATCCAATTAAGCTAAATTCAATTCTTGAATTTCATAGTGATTATATGAAAGTTGGAGGTATCGGTAAGGTTGCAATATCTTTTCTTGTTTATAGAGAAGAATCAGTTGCATCTGCTAAAGTTATATTAAGACAAGTTGACGACCAATTTAATGTAATATCTGACTTAGAATTTGGCATACCGGAGCTTTATGACGGCAAGTTGTCACGTGTATTTGAAATAACTGACGATCGTGTTAAATGGATTAGATTTATTTTACATCATGGAGGTACTTGGCAAGATACTCCGACGGCATCAGCTATATACTTTAATAGAGTTATGATTTCTATAGGCGATAAGGTTATACCTTGGAAAGCTTCTAATTTAGATCAACTTACTAATAGATATAGCAAGATTGAAAGTGATATGAACGAAATAAATTTAGAGGTAGGGGCGAAAGTTAATTCTACTGATATAATTTCCGCTATAAACCTAAGTCCGGAGCGTATTAAGATAAACTCTAACAATATAGATATTAGCGGAGTTACTACTATGGGTAATTCAGCTAGTGGTCGATATGTAACTATAGAAAATGAGGATTATTCGGTTTACAACGGCAATATTAGATGTTTGCATTTTGGATATATGAACTGGCAAGGAAGGGAAGGATTACCGGAGTTTCTAATGGGTGCTAATGGAATGAATTATAATTCTACTGGCAACGACAGAAGCGGTAATTATTTTGGAATGGCTGGATTTACAAGAGAAAAAAATCCTAATGGTTGGAATCTAGATTTCCATAGACTGTATTATAAAAGGGCTGGGAATGAGAGAGAAATCAAAATCGATATGGCAGAAGATGGTAGAATGGTTGTTAATACTGAACATTCACTTGCTCTTTTTGACAAAGGATATGAGTATCTAAGAATAAATCATGGTAACGGGGGATTATTGTTAGATAATGGATTTGTAGCTGGCAAATACGATAGATGTACATTCTTAAAAGATATAGTCGTAGAGGGTGGAATGTGTCACAATGATTTACAGCAAGGTGTTTGTGTTAGAAGGTATGGAAGTTACAAGGAATATGCTTTTAGACCTACAACAACTCATGCTATCGACCTTGGTACTTACGATTGTACATGGAGAAATCTTCATTATCACGGTCAATTGATATACCATGGATTGAGAAGTTCATCGCCAGTAATGCTATGTAGAAGTTTGTCTGATAGTTCAGATATAAGTCAGTCAGTTTTAACTTATGAGGACTATTTTAACTATGTAAAAGATACTCCACTTATAGAAAATGAAACTGAAAGTGGTGTAGCTATAATTGCTGATTATAACAATACTTCTGACACTAATATTAGAGATAAATATATGCATAGTGATGATACAATAGATCAAGTTGCTTTGTTAGGTGTATATCAAGTTGCATTAAAAGAAGCTTGCTTGAAAATAAGTGAACTTGAAAATTTTACAAAAACTTTAGTTGAAAGAATAGAAAAACTTGAAAGTGGGTGTGTAGATGCTAAATAGGAAATACAATTTAAAATTAGATCTTCAATTCAGATGTAATAACTCAAATATGGAATTTAACCAATTTGACAAAAACACATCTGATTTTTTTATTCAAATTAATAGAAGTGGGAAAGAAATGGACCTATCAAAAGCTTTAGTAACTTTAATGGTTATAAAGCCTAATGGGAATGTTGATTCTCAATTCTTAGAAGTTGCTGAAGGTGGGGTGTATGCAAGCTTAAAACCTTCTTTAAAAGATATTCCAGGGGATTATCAATGCAAGGCTATAGTTACTGTAAAAGATGAAACTGTTATTCCCGACCAAGTATTTACTTATACGGTAAATGAGGATAAGTTTCTAGCTGCTTTTAACCAAAATATGACTTCTAATGAGGATTATACGCTTTTAACTGATATATTAGGCAGGCTTTCAACTATTGAAACTGATGAGCAGCAAAGGCAAATAAATGAAGCTGAAAGGATACTAAATGAGGAATCTAGAAAAGTAGCTGAAAATAACAGAACAGAAGCAGAACTTGTTAGAGAACATAATGATGCAGATAGAGAAAAAGCAGAAGCTACAAGAGAATCTAATGAATTTATTAGAAAGACTTCTGAAAATAACAGAGTAGAAACAGAAGTTAACAGAGTTAAAGCTGAAACTAATAGAGTTGACGCAGAAGCTTTAAGAGTAGAAGCTGAAAACCTTAGGAATGATAATTATAATTTTATGACTTCTGATGAAGAAAGAAGAAGGAATGAAGAAAATGCCCGTATAGAAGCTGAAAAACTTAGAAAACAAGCTGAATCAACTAGGGTCAATCAAGAATCTCAAAGAAGAACTACTGAACAAGCTAGAGTTTTAAAAGAAAATGAAAGAAACTCTAATGAGATATCAAGGGAAGCTAATGAGGTTTCTAGAAAAGCCAATGAAGAAAAAAGGGTTCAAGCTGAAACTAATAGGTCTAATAGATACGATAATTTTATAGCTGATGCTGAAAGTGCTGCTAATAGCTTTAAAACGTATACATCTACGGCAAAACAAGAAGAAGAAACTAGAAAAGCTAATGAATTAACTAGAATTGAAACAGAAGATAGAAGGGTTTCTAATGAAATTAAAAGAATATCAGATGAAAACACTCGAAAAGATAATGAAAACAAAAGGGTAGAATCAGAAACTAATAGACAGTCTAAGTTTGATACTAAAATAATAGAAGTTGATAACAAAGTTATAGAAGTAAATGTTGCTAAAGATACTGTAATAGCAGATACAGAAGAAGCTATAAATACTATGAAAGAAGATGTGGCAAATGCTATAGCGGCAGGAACTAATGATTTAGAGGTAAAAGAAGCTAGGAAGGACTTAAAAGGCAAAACTCACGAATCTTTAAAATTAAGGATAGAAAGTGATTTTGAAGGGCTTAAGGAAAGTCAAGACATGGCTTATGCTACTGATAAAGGTTATCTAGTTTGTAAAGAAACTAAAAACGGTACTATAAAGGATTTAAAGATAAGTGGTAAGAGTTTAAAGAATGTATGTGCTAAGCGTGATTTTACTATTGAAGGGGACGGGGCAGGATTAACTCATGACTTGGGAACACTTACAGAACCTATTCCAAATGATGTTGAGTATACTGTAATTGTAAAAGTTCCTTCCGACCTTCCAAATAAAAATTGTTTCTTTAGAGGGTACGATAAAAACGGTAGTGGTAAGGCGAATATATTTGACGGGGATGAACTTTACAATAATAGGGGTGGTATACTTGTAAAGAAAGTTACTAATGCACCTACTTACGACACGCCTTTAGTGAATGTTAGATTATTTGCTAATACAACTACTGGAACTTTTAAATTAAATGATGTTATAGTTCTTATAGACGACCACACTCAAAACCCTCCTAACGGCTACTTTGAAGGTATAGCAAGTGTTGGAGATGGAGTAGATGAAATAGAAGTTTTATCTATGGGCAAAAATTTATGCACTAGCGAAATAGAAATAGGCGGTATAAATTCACTTGGCAAGCCTTATGCATCTAATGTTGATTTTAGAACTAAGGATTATGTAAAAGTTTATCCAACGTTAGGAAATGTAAGTGCAAGTACTAATAATAGTGATTTTGTTGTGTCGATGATACTTGAATATGATAGTAATTTCAATTTTATATCTGTAAAGCCAATAGTAAATGCCCAATTATCAAGTAATTGTATGTATGTAAAGTTTAGAGGTAGACATAAAACTCAAGAAACCGATATAACAAATATGCTAGAGGGAGTTAAATTCCAGCTTGAAATCAATTCTACTACGACATCATTTGAAGATGCAAAACAAGATAAAAAACCAATTTTATTTAAAGATGTAGACGGAAGCTGGAAGCATATAAAAGAACTTAGAGGACTTGATACGGTTTGCGATACAATAGAATTGCATAGTGACGGTAAATATTATTATCATCAAAGAACTTCTAAAGATTTATTTACAGGCGTTGAAGATTGGAGAATTGCAAAAACTAACGAATCTACCATTAGATTTTACTTACATAGTGATTCTGTACCGCATATTATGAATGGCGGAGAATGTTTGTCAGATAAATTTATGAACATATTTATAGGTGTATCAGATGTAGAGGGTATTGTTCTTGGTAATGCGTATAGGGTAAATATAGAGGTATTAAAAAGCAAGTTGCAAACTCAAGATGTAGAAGGGTTTAAAAAATGGCTACAATCTAATAATATGTCAGTAATATTTCAACTAGCAGAGGAAAAAGTATTTGAAGTTAATCCTTTATTCTTAGAAGCCTTTGAGGGCGAAACTATGATGTCAATTAATAGTGGAGTTATAAACGCACCTATGGAGTTTAAAATAGCTTCTTCATTGCCGAACCTAGTATTATTGAATCAAAAAAGGATTAAAGAATTAGAAAATCAGATGGTTACAATGTTTAAATCCGTATTAAATGGAGATATGCGAACATTGGCCGAAACAATCTATCCAGAAGATTTTATAGAAGAAAATAGACCAATGCTTTTAATATAGAACCTTAAAAATTTCCATATGGAAAAATTTGTAATAAAATAAAATTTATTATAAAATAAAGTAGAATTTCCTTTAAATTATATAATCTAATTAATAGGGGTTAATTTAATGTAGTTTGGAAGTTCATATTGAATTAAAAGTTAAAATGGAGGATATTATGGGAAACACATCAAGAAAGAATATTTTTGAATTAATGCAGGAAAAATATGATTTAGAAGAAGAGATTATGAAAATTGAAGATCTAATGAGTGAGTATATGATTACTACGTACGAGTTTGGTGAAGATTTAGGTGAGATGTATGAATTAAATGAATATATACTAGAAGCGTTCGTAAGTGAGTATTTATTACATAAATGGAAGAATTGTAGAAATTTTATTAGCTGTTCTGAAATTAGAACAGCTTTAGGTATAAATGAATTTATACAATCGTGCAAGCTTAGATATTTTACTGGCAATTTAGAAGAAATTATTAACTACATAGAATATATATTAAACATTGTCAATATATATGAAACTCATAAAGAAGAAGATACATTAAATGCTAAATCAAATCGATTATATGATACATTAATCAGAATTGTAAATATATTATTAGATCATATAAACTATGAATCAAAGAAATTTGAAAGTGAAGAGAAAGTTTTAGTAGTAGAAAAAAATCCAGCAGCTACTTCAGTTGCTGAAATTGTTGAAGATGATTTATCCTTTAAAGTTATAGAGTATAATCATCATTTATTAAAAGGTAATTTAGATAGAAAAAAGGAAATTTTAAAAGCATTGGCAGACAAAGTAGAGCCATTAACTGAAAACTTAGACAATCAACTAGCTAGTGATTTTGGATTTTTAGTGAATAATATAAATATAAGACATAACAATTTAGAAGGTAAAAATAGAAAAGAATATATAGTTAATATGCAAAATGAAGAGTTAGAAGAATGGTACGATGAAGCATATCAACTTATGCTTTTATGCATACTTGAAAATGAATACAAGAATAATAATCAGGATAAAATTAAACAATTAAGAAAGGATATAAAAAAATAAAATAAAATAAAAAAGAGTCTTTCCTAAGGCTCTTTTTTAATGCAAAAAACAAAGGAGGAATATATGGAGAAAATAACTTTAGATTTAATAGTATCACAAGGTATATTCGCAGTATTATTTGTATATTTGCTATTAGATACTAAAAAGGATAGTAAGGAAAGAGAATTAAAGTATCAAGAAACAATAGCTAAAAATCAAACTATAATATCAGATTTAGCAGATAAGATAAATATAGTAGAGGATATAAAAGAAGATGTTAATGAAATAAAAAATAAGATGAATGGAGCTGTTTAATACAGCTCTTTTTATATACAAAAATTTAAAATAAATTAATTGGAGGTAATATTTATGAGTAAAAAAGCATTTGGTGGAGTAGGTCACGGAGGGAAAGATCCAGGAGCTTGTGGTAATGGATTGAAAGAAGCTAATATAAATTTAGATTGTGCTTTAGCTTGGGAGAAAGAAATGCAAAGACATGGAGTAGAGGTTAAGTTATCAAGATATAAAGACGAAAACGACGATCTAAATGAAGAAATAAGAGAATGCAATGATTTTAACCCAGATATAGCGGTAGACTTCCATACCAATAGTGGTGGGGGTGATGGATTTGAAGTATTTGTATCTGTAGTTGGTTCAAATAGCCGCAAACTTGGAACTTTAATAGAAAAAGAAGTTGTAAAAACGGGTCAAAATTCTAGAGGTGTTAAAACCAAAAAAAGGGATGATGGAAGAGATTATTTCGGATTTATAAGACAAACTGTATGCCCTGCAGTTATAACTGAATGCGCTTTTATAGATAATGCGAAAGATATAGCTTATATAGATACTAAAGCAGAAGCTGAAAGATATGCTAAAGCCGTTGCTAAAGCTTGTTTAGAATACTTAGGAATAGCATATAAAGAAGAAAATAAATCATCTACACCACCATCTAACAATAATGGTCAAATGTTAGCTGTATGTATAGGAGCTTTTAAAGTTAGAGAATATGCAGAAGCAGCATTAAAAGAAGCAAAGGAAAAAGGATTCAAAGATGCTTATTTAATAACTAGATAATTTGTTTTTTACTATAAAACAAAATAAGCAATGATATACTGTTTCAAGTCAATATCATTGCTTATTTATTGGTGGTTATTTATAAACATATACATCTCCTGTATTATTTTATATACTCTTTTATTATATCAATAATTTGATTGCCATCTGAAAATAAGTTTTTAACTATTAAGTATACAACTCCCATAATTTGTCCAAAAGTAGTTACTATAAAAGCGTTAATTACCCATTCCTCAAATGATAGTTTGCCTAATCCTATTAAAACTAATATACCGCTCATAAAAATGAATTCTACAATTAAAATAGCCATTATCCACTTGCCGTATTTTGTTTTTAAATTTCTGTCGGCAGTTTGTTGTTCTTTCCACGTTTCAACTAAATTTATTATTACGTAGTCTCCTGTTGAAAGATCATCATCATATTCGTATAAATCTACACCATCGTCACATTCTAATGAATCAATAGTCCCCTCTTCTTCCTCTATTACATCTACGAATGATTCGTCATTCATTTCCCCATTAAAATAATTATTTGTCATCCAATAAACCTAACTCCCTTAAACGTATATTAACAGCTGCTCTAGAAACTCTAAATATACTTGATATTTTAGATATTACCTTATCTAATGGAACTCCTATATAATCAAGTTTATTATACAAATCTTTTATCTTATATTGATCCATTAATAGAGCGGCAGCAAAAGCATTTGCTTGTAACTCCTTATCATTTCTACTAAAAAAATCTGTTTTTCTATGTATAGTTTGATCATTTTCCTCTAGATGATCTAAAAAATAATGTCCTAGTTCATGAGCTACAGTGAACCTTTTTCTCATTGTTGGTTCACTAGAATTTACATATATTGTAACTTTTCCGTTTTCTTTTTTTAACATTCCAGAGATATCTTCACTAGTAAACTTAGCGTTTTTAACTTCTATGCCGTAAGCATTAGCTAGCCTAACAGGATCCACAACAATACTATTGAAACCGTTTGAATCTAATATGTCCATTGCTAATTTTTCAATATCATTGTTTTGCATATCCATTCCCCCATTTTTATTAAATTTTTCCATATAAATAACCTTACCCATTATATCACCTCTTATTCGACATTGGAATATAAAATTCCTTCTTTTGGAAATATTATTTCTGATTATTTCATGAATATTATTATATATTCATATTTATATGTAAATAGAATTATTAAATTTATACCTAAAATCAAAGCAAATAAAACATTTATAAAATTACTATTTTAACATAAAAATATATTTTATGTATAAATTAATATGATGTAATAAATTTCGATGACTGTAAATTAAAATCCTTAAGCTAACTTATAAATATGAGAAGCATATTGTTAGTAAAATAAGGAGTACTTAAGCAAACTAGTACTCCTTATTTTTATGTCTAGTAATCATTTAAAGCTAAGTATAATTTTATTAAACCATAGATAAGTATACCTATCGGTATTAGTAACATCGATATCATTTAATCACCTCAATTATGATAGTGTCCAAATTAACTAGAAATAAACTTTATGAAAAAAATAATTAGAATAACAAGAATTGACAAAATATTACAAATACTATGTTGTATACTAATTTGTGACATATATTAAATTTGGAGGGGAAATATGAAAAAAATAATATTATTACTTAGCGCACTTATATTATCATTATCTATGGTTGCATGTTCTTCATCTGGAGATAATGAAAAAGGACAAGATAAAGCATTTATAAAAGACGCAAAAAAATCCTTTAATGCGAGATCATCGTATATAGACGATGTAGAATCAGGAAAGATAACTTTAAATGAGAATGAATACTTTAAAGAAGCTGTAAATAAGGAAAAAGAAATTTTGATTAAATATAAAGATGCAGAATTTGATAATCCAGAGTTAGGAAAATTAGCTAAGGATTATATAGAGGGGTTAAATAAACAGGAAGAGGCTCTTAAGTATTATACAAGTGATATTGTTAAGTATGATAAACTATGGACTGAAGGTTACAATATGAGGAGTACAGCTTTAACAACCTTGGTTGATAAATTTGGGTTAGAATTAGATGAAAAGGCATTTGAAGAACTTAAAAATAATGCACAAGTAGTCAAAGAAAATAATGAAACAAAAAACAAAGTTGATGAAATGTTAAAGAGTATAAAATTTGAAAAAGTAAAAGAGGAATATGATTGGAAAGATTATGAAGCGGTAGTAGAAAATACTACTGGTGTTGACTTCGATAGTTTCTTCTTAGATGTAAAACTTGTAGATTCAGATGGAGTAATAGTTGAATCCATACCTGTTTCTCCAAATGGAGCTTGGAATAAAGATCAAAAAGTAAAATTAACATTTTCTACAGATAAAGACTTTGAAAAGATAGAGTGGACACCAGAATATTATATAAAACAATAATAATTATTTGGCTAGGAGAATTCCTAGCCTTTAAATTATGTTAAAGGGGGATGAGTATGAAAAAAATATTAAGGGGCTGTATATACTATGCAGATCTAGAGGAAGGGAAAGGAAGCGAACAATCAGGTAAAAGACCAGTAATAATAATACAAAATGATTTTGGGAATAGTCATAGTCCGACTACAATTATTGCTGTAATAACAAGCCAAACAAATAAGCGTAAATTACCTACACATATTCCGCTGTCAAAAGAAAACTTCAAATTTTTAGATAAGGATTCAATAGTAATGTGTGAACAAATTAGAACTATTGATAAGAGCAGATTGATAGAGTATAAAGGTAAAGTAGATGATTACACTATGATGGAAATTATTACTGCATTACAAACTTCTTTTGCTATGTACGGCTGCTAAAAATGTTGCAATGCTATTAAATAGATAGCTGAGCAACATTTTTTATTTTTTGAAAAGCTTTTTAAAGGACAGGCAAGTTTCTGCATACAACTTCATAGTATTTATTAGAAAGGAGATAGAAGTTAATAAAAATGTATAGAAAGGAGTATATATGACTAAAAGAAAACAGTCTTTAAAGCAACCTATAAGCTTCAAAGAAAATGTAAGGGATTTAACTATATATAATTATTTATTAGAAATCAAAGATACATTAGGAATAAGCACATATGTAAAAATGCTAATCGAAAAAGATATGAAGGAAAAAGGATTATGGAAGTATGATTAAATTAAAAGAGCTCCAGGACCGGCATCCATAGAGCTCAAACCTAAATGAATTATAAAAATATAATTCTCTAATTATTTCTATAAAATTAATTAAAAACCTTTTTATTAGAAAAATTTAACCGCCATTTCGGCTACAGCATAGCAAAGTGTATACCCACCAAAGAAAATCATACCAGGAGTCATATCAAACACCTCCAAAGATAAAGTTTATGAGATTATTATTTGTTATTTAGGGAGGAAATATTCATGTTGTTTATAAGAAAAGAAGATATCATAAGTGTTCCAGAGTTTTTAAAATCATGTGAGATAGAAAGAGAGTTAGCCTTGCAAAATATAAATATAAATTTAATAGAAAAATCTATAGAACACTTAAAAAGAAATAAATTTAAGTATATGTTATTGATATACATTATAGCTATCACAGTTGATTTAAGTAGTATAACCGTATTTGCATCGGATATATCAGCTATAGACAAAGCTGGAATGGAAATTTTGAATCTAATAAGGAAAGTAGGGTATTGGGTAGGTATTATACTATGCGCTAAAGATGTTATAAAACATTGTATGAGAGGTCATACAGAGAGCATTGGTAGCGTTGTAGCTATGTATGGAATGAGTTTTGGAGTTTTGTACTTTTTACCTTTGTTATTCGATTTAATAAAAGGCTTATTTTAGGGAGGTAATATTATGTTAGAAACTTTACAAAATATATCTAATGTACTATCTGGAATGTGGAATTTCTGTATGAATGTTTGGGATTTAATTTCTAATCCAACTAAGATTTTAATTGGAGTTTTAGATGTTTCATATTGGATACTTTTATTAACTGCTATAGTATGTTTAATTCTTACAATGAGCGGATGTAAAAAAACTAGAAATGGAGCTACTATAAGTGTAATAATTTATACAATTTTACAATGTCTAGCATCTGTTTTGATATAG